CGTGGCAGCGGGAACCCGGGTTCCTCGCGGGCCAGGGCGAGGACCTCGACGAGTTCCGTCCGGGCCCCGGACGGACGCCAGTCCCCCGACACCTTCTGGCGCGACAGCGCGGCGAGATCCTCGACCGACGCGGCCGGGTTCACGACCCCGGCCACCCACACGGCGTTCAGGCGGGTGTCCTCACCGGCCCGGACCCAGGCGACCGTGGACAACTGGTCGTAGTGCGCGATCGCCCCGCCAAGGGACAGTTTGAGGCATGCGTGGTCGTCGTTCCGCCCCCCACACTGGCGGCAGGTGCAGGCGAACCGCCCGCCACCGGTGGTGATCCGACCGACCGGAACGGGGAACCCCTCCGGCTGGTACCGGTGGAACATGGCGTACCCGTCGTTGTCGACGGGGGCCGTGGTGCACACCCCGGGCATGCCGACGTGGCAGGTGTCGTGGGTGGCGATGAGGCCGAACACCCGGCCGTCGTCCGTGACCGTCACCGGGGTGAGCCGGTCGAGGTTCGGGTTGTCGAACAGTGCCGGGTCGTAGCCGGTCAGCACGCCGGCCGCTGCCGTGACGGCAGCGATCAGCGACGCGGTTTCCTCCGCCCACGGGACAACGATCGTGTCGTCGTCGAACTCTTTTGCCATGCGCTCGTACAGTTTCTCGACCACGGTCTTCATGGCGTCCTGGTCGGCCTGGGGGATCGTCGTCCCGCCCCGGGCCCCCTGGAGGATCCCGGCAACGGCGAACACCGCGCGGGGAATGATCCGTTTGGTGCCGTCGACGAGGTCCGCGATCTGGAACCCATAGGCGCCCTTGGTTTCGGGGTTCGCGTCGTCGTTTTGGTACAGGAATGCCTCGGCGTACCGGTCCCAGTCGGGGTTGTCGCCCCCGATCCCGGCATTGTCCGCGACCCGTTTCTCGGCGGCCGTGCCGTCCCACGCCATGTCACGTTCGGTGAGGGGCATGTCGTCCCAGCCGGTCTTCCGGACGGCAGCCGTGATCGCCTCCTCGGCGAGCAGCTGGAACGGTCGGCACTCGGCGAACGCGGGGATTGAGACCAACGTGGCTGCGGCGATCTGGTACTCGGTGAACAGCAGCTCGAGCTCGACGTCGTCACCACCCTCGCCCCAGAACAGCTTGTCGAACTCCTCCTCGGTGAGGGCCTCGTCGGATCCCTTCACCGCGATGACGATCTCGCACGAGCCCGGGTCGACGGACGGCCCGATCACCTGCTGGTTGAGGAGGTGTTTGGCCTCCATGACGTCCTCGGCCAGGCGTGGCATGTCGTTCGGGTTGATGTCGTCGAACACCCGTCCGAAGCCCCACACTGCGCGGAGGTCCTTTGCGAATTTGGATGGTTTGATGCATTTCGCGTCGATCCACCCGGCTTCGACTGCCTCTCCGACCGTCCCGTACTCGATCCGCTCCAACGACCCGACGATCACGGAGTTGTCGTGCCCATCGGTGTCGGCCCGCTGCCACTTCAACGGGAGTGGCAGCTGCCGTGACGACACCCCGGACGACAGGAAACGCCGGCCGTCCCCGGTAGACACGTCGAGGGGGGCGAGCATGCCCCGCCAACCGGTACCCATACCTAGCCCCTAACCGCTAGTAGTTCTTGAACTGACGATGCGTGAGATCAACATTCTCACCTGGTTCCAGGAGGATCGTGGTGCACCGGCACTGGATCACCTCCCGGCCGGGGCCCAGCGGATCACCTGGGAACCGCAGCGACGCGCCACCCACGGTGAACGGCTGTCCTGTCGGTACCCGCTGGCCGTCCGCGCGCCGGTGGGTCTGACGAACCCGCCGGTCCGTCGTCGCCACCCACATCTGTTCGAACGGCTGATCCAGTTCCTCGGCCACGGCCGCGAACGCGTCCTGCCGTCCGGCGTTCAACGCCCCCATGGTTTCCGTGCGTGCTACCACGGTTGCCCGGTTCGGCCAGCGTTCCGTGCGGGTCGTCGACAACACCTCGTCAACCCGGTCCGCGATCTCAGCTGCGCCCTCGCCGAGGTTCGCGCCGATCGATACCTGCTTCGCGACGAGGTCAAACGTCGTGTCGACCGTACGGACCATGCGGTTGGACACGGTCGAGAGGTGCTCGACCACGGCCGGCCGCTGGTCGAACCGGTAGCCCTCGCCGAGCAGCGACTGGTATGCCGTGCCTACCGCGTCGCGGACCGGGCCCCGGACGACCCGGTCTACAGCTGCGGCCCACTCAGGGGACTTCGAGAACACCGCGAGGGGATCCGGGAAGGCCGTGTGGAGGACCGCGCGGGACACCGTCACCAGCCACGCCGACAACTCCACCCACACGGCCTCGCGGATCGCGGCCTCGATCACGGCGGCCTCGGCGGCAGCGTCCATGCGCGGAACGAGCCACGGATCGGTACCCTCCCCGTCCCACACCGGCCCGGGGTCGGCCCCGACGATCGGCCACGCCCCGTGTTCCTCGGCGAACCATGCCGCGTCGTCGGGGCCGTCCGGGTAGAACACGTCACCCAAGGCGTTGATCATCGCCCCGGGCACGGTACGGGCGTAGTCGGGGGACCACATGTCATCCACAGCCCATCACCCGTAGCCGGTTGACCGTTGCCGGTGCCGTGAACAGGGTCTCGACGTCGCCAGGGTCATAGGCGATGCCCCGGACGAGGAGGTCACGGCAGTGCTCCTCGACCATCGCGAGGAACAACCGGTCGTCGACTCCGAACGCCGGCCCGACCCCCTCGAACTCGTCACGCCACGCCCCGTTGAGGAACACCGCGATCTGGGCGGTCCCGGTGACCGGCCCGTGGTGCACGTGCAACTGGTACGCCGGTACGCCGGCCGGCCGTTTCGAGTGGGGAACCAGGCGGGTTCCGGCGAGGCCGAGCGCACGCCGGATCGCCAACTGCGCCGCGAACGACAGGCCCGCCGTTGGCTCCTCGGGTGGTCTGGCCGATGCTGGGGACGGCCCGGGGGTTCCTTCCTCTTCCGGCCCGGTTTCCTCCGGCATCTCCTCCTCCGGTGTCGTCTCCTCCGGTGTCGGCGGCTGCTTGCCGGCCGGTTCGGACGTGGCCACGGCACCCTGGGCCGCGGGCAGCCCGATCAACGCGCGGAGTGCCGGGTCGGACAGGACCGCGGCGGGGGAGGCGAGGAGGAGTTTCTCGACGAGCCGTATGGCCCGTTCCGCTTTCGACGGGGCGTCCCCGTCGGACCACGACGACGCGGCACGGGTGACAGAGTCGGAGAGTAGCCCCCGGTCGTGAAGATCCTTGGCGTCCCCGGACCGGTCCGGGTTGACCGTGAGTGGCGCGGTGTCGAACGCGTATATGTACGCGTTCGGGTCCTCGCCGAGGGCCTCAAGGGCTGGTGCGAGGTAGCCGGTGGTCAACGCTGCTGCGATCCGCGTCAACACCGGTTTGATGTGGACCTGTACCGCCTCGCGCGAGATCGCCCACGCGTTCCAGTGGTTGGTCGACGAGCCGAGGCCAATGAGGACCTCGGGGGGGATGTCCAACGATTGGGCGAGGGACCGGAGGGCGCCCTCCCGCATCTCCCCGATCTGTCCGGACAGTTCCGACCATAGGGTGATGTGCTTGATTCGTTCGATGTCCTCGCCAGGACCGGTGATGATGATCGGGACCATCGCCTCGGCGGAAGACCGGTCGCGCAATGACCGGGACATGACCCGGCCGAGCAGCGCGGAGAATCCGGCGGCCCCGGCCGGGTCGTCGTCGCCCCGGGGAAGTTCCAACGATTCGGGGAGACCGAAGATGCCGGCCCCGGACAGGCGGCTGTCGAGCTCGGCGAACTCGCGTTTGCGGAGGGCCTCCATTTCGCGGAGATCCGGGATCGCGGATCGTGTGGCCGAGTCGGGTTCGGCGGTGTCGGCCGGGTGTGGTGTCCACACCCTGATGATCAGGTCGATTCCCTCGCGGTACTCCATGGTCCCGCCCCCGTGTGCCGGGGAGCGTTTGACCGTGATCGTGTCGCCCTGCCGTTTGATCTGCCGGGACGTGACGACCCACCACAGGTCTCCGCCGTCCTGCGCTCCCCCGGATTCGGCGACCACGTACGCCTCGCCGGGGACGAACAGGTCGATGCCGAGGAGGCGGAGCGCCTCGGCCTTCGCGTCGCCGTTGCCCAGCGGGCCGGCGGCGAGTTCGGCGATGGGGCCGGTGTCGACGCGTTCGCCTGGGGATCCGTCCGGTTTGGTTCGGGCGACGTAGAGGCCGCAGCGGGAGACGGAGTTCCCTACCCAGTTCGCCACGAATCGAAGTTGTCCGGTTATGTCGTATAGGCGCCATGCGTCGGCTTGCCACGCCCGGTCGCCAAACCGATAGGA